CTGACATTACTAGGGCTGAGTCACAACGTAAGAACCCTACATGGTTAGACAAGCAGACACACGGTACTGACAATATTGAACAAGAAGCAATGGACCTTGTTGTTCGTAAGAAGACACTGCTTGAAAAAGAAAAAGAAATAAAGTTTATGTTGGACTACAGATTTGGTCTTGGCACATACGATGAAATGCTAGGAATGCGTAGACAGATACGTAAGGAACGTGAAGAGACTGTGTATGCAGCAATGGAAGCTAAAAGACAGATAGCTAACAATGCAGCAATAGGTGGCCTATCATTACTAATTATTAGTGTATTAGGTGGAGGCATGTATTTAATAGCACTAGGAATTAGTTGAAATGGTTAATCTTGTTGTGTTACCCCTTGTGTTAGCAGGGCTGTTAAGTCACCCTGAGTTTGTACAGTGCCACTTAGCAAAAAGAGTTAAGATACAGGGAGAAATGGTTTGCATTTACCGTGGACCTAATGGTACAATAGGCTACCACTACCCTATGTTTAAGTTTAGTGAGTGTCCTAAGACATACATGTGCAGGTACACGCCTAACGCTAAGAAGAAAGTAAGTGTTCAAGATATACTTGACGGACTAAAAGACGGCTTTGAATAAGAAAGAAAACTATTATGCCTATTATAAGAGATTCATCTGGACGGCTTTACAACGACGAAAATGGGTTGTTTGTTGACGAGAACGCCTTAGATGGAGGCGAACTAAGAGAAATAAAAACCCGCTTAGGCGAAACCACCTCCGCTAGTAGCCAACTGGCTGCGTCTAACGATGCTCGACAAAATTGGGCCGAGCGCAATAATGTTGCAAGTACTACAGGTACGGGTACTACAGGTACGGGTACTACAGGTACGGGTACTACAGGTACGGGTGATGCAGACGGTGGACCCCCTCTTGAAGAGCCTGATAACCCCCCTTTTGTACCCCCTGAATTTGGCACAGGCAAAGTTGATAAAACTCCCATGCAATCTAAGCTTGATAAAATCAATCAAGAGCTTGCTGATTTGTACACTATGGATCAGACTGACCCTGCTGTTATTAAGGCTATAGAAGATAAGACTAAAGAGCAACAAACTACAAGTGCTGCAGCCGTGACTGAGGGCCAGCAGAATCTTGTAAGTACTGCAATTAAAACCCCTGAAGACTTACTTACTAAAGCTACCGTTGCTCAATTAGACCCTGCCACAATCGGTGCAGAGATTTCTTCAGACTTAAATAAAGTCCCTCAGTATGATGCAGCAGGTAATGCAATGCTGGATGCAGAAGGTAAGCCTGTTTTAGGGCCATCACAAGCAAATGTAGCTACGGCAAGCAAAGCAGGTGTTCCTCAGTATGACGCAGCAGGTAATCCAATGCTGGATGCAGAGGGAAACCCTGTTTTAGGTGCAGCACAAACTGACGCACCAGATGATATTGAAACTAAAAAGTACACTGCATCAACTTCAATAGGGGATACCACTAAAGCCCTTGAAGGCGGCGAGTTTATTGATGGGGCTTCTCTGGTAGAAAAAGCTGCAGAGTCATCAATGGGAATGCTCAAAGATGCAAAGTACAATAAAGAAAAAGGGACTGTCACATATTTAAGACCTAATGTTGTAACTATGGGTTTTCAGAAGGATGGATCACCTTACCCTCAAACCTTTAGTGAAGTAGAAGTACCCCTTGCGGAGTTTGCGGAGCTTGCAGGCATATCACTAGATGATTACACTACACAAGTAGATGGCCTTAAGACAGTAAAAGGGGATGACCCTGATGCCATTGAAGGAGCAACTGCAGACGTAGATGAACTAAAAGGCAAGGACATTAAAGCTGCTCAAATAGATGCAGAGGATGTCACACAGATAGTTAAGCCTGATGCTCGTAAGCTTGAACCCGGCGAGGAAATTGAAGGCTCTGCTGTTGATATGGCAAGAGTAAAAGCGGCTGTAGAGTTTGACGCAGCACAGGCTGACCCATCTAAACAGGCTACTGTTAGAGGCCAGATGGAAGAACTGCAAGCTGACTTTGAAGGTGGTCAGACGCCAGCTTGGGCTGCAGGGGCATTAAGAAACGTTTCAGCACAGATGGCAGCGCGTGGGCTTGGTGCTAGTAGTATGGCAGGACAAGCTCTTGTACAGGCTGCTATGGAAGCTGCTCTACCTATTGCACAGGTAGATGCTGCTACCTTTAGTAAGTTTGAGTTTCAAAACCTTAGCAATAGGCAAGCCACTGCAATGTTTGCTGCAGAGCAACGTGCTAAATTTCTTGGACAAGAGTTTGACGAAGAGTTTCAAACACGTGTAAGAAATGCAGCTACTATTAGTGACATTGCTAATCAGAACTTTACAGCGGAACAGAGTATAGCATTAGAGAATGCTAAACTGGCATCAACTGCGAATATTGCTAATCTTAGTGCAAGAAATGCTAAAGTACTAGCTGATGCTGCTGCTGTATCTAACATGGAAATATCTAATTTAAATAATCAACAGCAAGCTAAAGTAGAGAACGCTAAAAACTTACTACAAATGGATATGACTAACTTAAATAATGAACAGCAGACAGAGATATTTAAAGCACAGTCAATACAAGCTAGTATTCTTAGTGATCAGGCAGCAGAAAATGTAGCTAAACAATTTGGTGCTGAGAGTGAGAACGAGACCAGTCAATTTATGGCAAAGTTAGCACAAGCAACAGCCGAACAAAATACTTCACAAAAGAATTTAATGGAGCAGTTTAATGCAGGTGAGGAAAATGCAATATCTAAACATGCTGCAGAACAAAAGAACGCAAGAGAAGAATTTAATAGTGAATTTGCGTTAGAGATATCAAAAGCTAATGCATTATGGCGGCAAACTACTACCACAGTAAATACAGCCGAACAAAATGAGGCTAATAGGGACGAGGCTAAAGCAGCTAATGAATTTACTGCTGAAACTTTAGATCAAATATGGCAAAGAGATCGTGACTTATTAAGCTATGCTTGGCAGAGTAGTAATAATGCTTTAGATAGACTTAATGATGTTATTCTTGCTAATATTACTGCTTCAACTAGTGCGAGTAATGCAGCTATATCAGCGGCAGCGGCAACAGCAGCAGCAGAAATGGATGCATGGGGCCAACTAGGTAGAGGCTTATTAGGCTTAGATTTTGATTAAATACAAGGGGGATTGATATGTCAGATAGATATATAACTAAAGAAAGAATGCAAAAGTTCTTAGAGAGAGGCAATGATAAGTCTGTCTCTAATGTAGCAGCAGATGAAATACAAGCTACTGTAGGCGAGGTAGGTAAAGGTAGAGGTCTGGGGTCACAAACTAGAAGTAAAAAAAGAAAGGCTATGTTAAGTCAGGCAGGACAAAACTTGTATGACTCCTCTGCAGCCGTATTAGAACAACAAAAAGCTACTCAGGAAGCTATTCAACAAGAGAGCATTAATGATCTTTTGTTTTCTGTTATGCGTGAAACTGAAAAAGAAACACAAAAGTATTCACCTTCTGCTGAAGGCACTTTGGGTACAGCTACCTACCTAACTCAAGATGAGAAAAGACAACGGGGTAGGCTTGGTCCTGTAGCTGAAAAGCTAATGACTTCTAAAGAGTCAGGTAGTGGAGGTTATGACGCTCTATATGACCAGTCTCAAAAGAGTACATTTAAAGATTTTAAGCCTACAGAAATGACTATTGGAGAAGTCTTAGCATTTCAAAAGAAACGCGGTACAGGTTCCTATGCTTCCTTTGTAAAAACTAACAATCCAAAAGGCACACTTTCTACACCTGTAGGAAAGTTTCAATATGTAGGAGCTACTTTGCAGGATGAAGTAGATACTAATGACTATGATCTTAATGACAAGTTCGATGCTAACATGCAAGATACTATTTTCTACAACCACGCTAACAGAATAATAAAGAACCTTAAGACACAAGAAGGCAAACGCTCTAAAATGAGGTCTACTTGGGAGGGCTTCAAGAGTAGAAAAGCTGTATCAGATAAAGAGCTAGATGCTCTTATAGCTGAGATACAAAGTCGTAAATAAAAAGGCAAGAATAAAAATGAGTAGAGTATTAAGAGGCCCAATTCCCGGCCAATCATTTGCGGATAAACCCGGCAACTACCCTTGGGAGAGACCCCCTGAAACTGCCGATCCTAAAGTGGCACTTAGTAAGCATCTTAAAAATATGTCTGGGGCTAAGTACATGGATAGTGCGCTTTACATGATGGAGGTGGGCTTACCTGTAGAGGTGCTTACTAACACTACTTTAACTATGGCGGTAGGGAGAGGCATACACAGTATTGATGTAGGGCTTATTATTGCGCCTGCTATTCACAAAGAGATTGTGTCTATTGCTGAAATGGCTGGCATTGAATATGACGAGTATTTCCCAGAGGAAGAAGAAGAAAAAGAAGCAGCTAAAGAAAGAATTAAGGCCGTTATTATTGCCAAGATGAAGCGCAAAAAACCCAAAGAAAAAACTCAAATATCTCAAACTATGGAAGCTATGACTAGCCCAGAAACAGAGGAGTTTGAAGATATGCAAGACCCACAGGACAAACAAGAGGCTCCTACAGAAGACATGGCTATGGATCAGCAACCACAGCAGGAAGAATCACAAGAGCCACCTAATCAAATGGGCATGGGCTTAATGAGTAGAGAGGCATAAAGACATGGGTATTAGTGGAAATGCATTAGCTTTTATTGGTGGTGCTGCAGAGCAATTCGCAGAAAACAAACAAGCGTTTAAAAAAGAACTACGTGACAATAAACGTAAACAGAAAGAATGGTTAAACACATATGGTAACAAAGCCATTGAGGAAACCAAGCAGCAGCAAGAGAGTGTAGAATTAGCCTTAGATGAGCTAGAAGCGCGAGGATTAAAGACGCCAGATGCACTTCAACTTTTGCAAAGGCATGGTGTAAATGCTGTACTTGAATTAAATAAAACCGTAAAAGATTATGAGTCGGCTAATAGCACAATGGTAGATGCAGACCTTATGAATAAAATATGGAAGGCTGCAGAAGATTTCACACCTACAAGTCAAAGCTTTGAAGAAGCTGTCTCTAAAGTCTTTGGTACAAATAAGGCAGGTTCTACAGCTCCTGTAATACAAGAGTCAGAAGAAAGAGGTTTCTTTGATAAAATTAAAGCCAACCTTAGTGGTGCCTATGAAGATGAAGAATATGATGACTTCTTAAGTGATCCAAGCGAAGGTATGGGTGGATACACTATCAATGAACTAAGAGCAATGTCAGCGTCCTCACTTTCTATGTTGGGTTCTGATGGTGCTGCTGTGTTTGACAGGTCTGTTCTTAGGGGTGATGAACCTTCGGCTGGTGAAGTTAGACTTTGGAAAAACACTACAAATATTATCGTACGAGAGGCCCTTAAAAATCTTTCACCAGCAGACAGACAAGCAGTTGGAAAAAGAGAAAACTCTAATATGGATTTCGTAGACCGTGACACAGATGATATATTCTTTGATTTAGCTGATCCTGACAGTGTTTATTTTGAGGCATTTAGTGAAGCTACTAGAAAAGTACACGAACAAAATCCTTTCTCTGACAACAGGTCTGCTATAGGTGCATATGGAGGTCAAGATGCCCTAGATGCAATACTTAATCCTAAAACTATAGAGGAGCTATTTGAAGACACAGGCCGTGACCCTTCTGAATTGCAGGTATTTGCAACTGATGAAGAAGCACTTGAGTTCTTTAAAAGGAATGATGAAGAATTTGTATATGTAGGCACAGACAATGATAAAGAGCTTATTGCCCGTCCTAATAATCTACCTGTAACGCCTGATACTGAAATTGATGATGATGATGACCCTACAGTAGATGCCCCAGAACTGCCTGTAGAAGAAGGGACTTACAATAGTGATCTAACTCTAAAAGCCCAACCTACTGTAGCCCCTGAAGGCGTACCTACACGTCCAGAGCCTACGTATAGAGG